TGCTCTCCAGTTGCTTTGTTGTATCGTGCTTCAACGAGTATTGCCTTGATGTCTTTAAGTTCGTTTAACGCACGCTTTACTGTTGATTCGCTTGTATGCATTCTTTTAGCAATAGTCTTTATTGCTGGGAAGCATGTTGAATCATCTTTGTTGGCATATCTGTTTAAAACAGAATATAATCTAACCGCTTGTGCCGAAATAGGTGCATCAATTACCCACTCCGGCACGATAGCAAAGTATATATCACTCTGTATTCGGTTAGCTTCCATTTAAAATGGTGCTTCTTCAGGCGTAGTATTGGTTTTTGCTACTGGCTCGTTTTCATCAATCTTTTCTTTTAATTGATTAATTAAACCACTAGCAGTACCTTTATTAACTTTGCCTGCAATAAGTTGCTTATAAGCATCTTGCTCACTTAAGGGCAGTTCACTTATTAAGCTCTTGATGAATCCGATTTGCTTTTCAGATGCATCTTCACTTGGGTTAGCAATTTTTGGTGTTGAGTTGTTGTTAGCTTTTGCATAGTTTTCTTTTGGTTTGAAAACTGGCTTGGCTGGAACAACTGCGGAAGTACCGCCACCAAAGTTATTGATAATATGTTCTGTGAGCTTGGTTGTTAATTCCGGTATCTCCTCAACAGTTATCTTATTAGATACTGCTAAATCGATTGCACCTTTAAAACAACATTGTGCCACGATTAAATTATCTCTACTCATGTGTGTTCTCCATTTCTTTAAATTAGTCGTAATGTATTGTTGCCTGATGTGTCATCATCAGGGGTTGAAACAAGATAATACATAAAGTGAGTATTATCCTTATGCCTCATGGTTTCGATTACCCAGCCCTCATCTCTAAGGTCGTGTAATACTCCGCCAAATCTTGTGCATCGTAAGTCGAAAACAAACTCTGCATTTGATATTGGGTCTTTATCTCTATATTTTTTGAGGACATACTTTATCAACCTAGTCTTACTATCGACATAAGGTGGAATATGGTCGCCTCTAAAATATTGAACAGTTTGCTTAGCCATGATTTATCTCCGGCTTGGGTGGTAAAATGTTTATCCTACTTTTAATGTAGTCATTGTTATGCACCCAGAAAACAATCTCTGCTTCAAACCATATAGGGTTTCCGCTTAGTTTGTAATCAGGACTAGGCAATCTATTCTGATGTCGCCAAGTTGCAACAGTTGCTCGGTCAATACCAAGCAACTCTGCAATCTCTTTGACACCAACTAGTTTTGGTTTTACTAAACCATAAACAGTTGTAGTTGTCATATATCTCCTAACTTACAGTCAATAGTCGTTGGACTTTGTCTGTAATAGATTGTGAATCGGCTATGAAGTTTTTGGCTTGTCGTTCTAAGGCGTTGCCTCTAACTTTTTTCTGCCATAGTTCATAGCTATTGAATGCGTTGAGAACTCCCCAAGCAGTACCGCTATGTAGTTCTCCTACATAATTGGTTTCAATATTTGCAATTTTATGTTTATAATTAGATGCGATTCGTGGTTTTTCCATTTCCTCATCACTTGGTCTTGGAAAGACCTTTGCAACTATTTCCATAAATTTGTCATCAGATACTTGTGTGTCAATCATTTTCTCAACTTCCTTTTGGAACTCGGAATAGTATTTGACTACGATACCTAATGCATCTCTTGCATAATCTACTTTGTTAGATATACCGGAAGTGTGTCGAACAGTAAAACTCTGCCTAGCACTATTTAAAGCCATGCGTAAAGTGTTTGAACATACAACCCTTACAGGTGTAGTTACTACCTTTAACGCAGATGTACCATCGTGAGAGTTGGTAAGCAAGACATAAGGAACAATCTCATCTCCATCTACTTGCTCAATACCCTCAACATTACTTAGATTCATAAGAATCCATATATGCCTACCATCGTATAGACTTCCGGCAGTTTCGTACTTAGCTTCTCCGCTATCTACAATGTTGTCCATAAATGTGAAAGCATCACGATTTTGGACTGGTGTATATTTATTACCGACAACGCCTAAGCAAGAGTTATCTCTATCTCTTACTACTGCGAATTTGTCAGGTACTAAACCAGTTGAAACATATTCTCCATCTTGTTTGAAGTTGTAAAACATCTCTTCAAGATAGACTTCCCAATCTAGTTCAGCTTGTACTAACGCATCGTTAGCAGTTAATACACCATCGGTTACTTTACCAAGTTTATGCCAAGGAGTTTCCAAAGCACTAAACATGGTTTCAACATTTGCACTCATTTGAGTACCTCTCTTTCATTTTGCTTATAGTTTCTTGTTAGGTGTTGTGCCTAACGAGATGCCTACTAAGTAGTTTGAAATGAATTAACAAAGGGGTACTTAATAGACATCTCGCTAGACACTTGGTCTAGCGATTTAATTATGGTCTTGTTGCCATAATTACCACCTCACTCTCTACTTATTGTCATAGTTAGTAGATGTAAGGTAGCCCTATTGGGTGTCAGTCCAAACAGTAGGAACATCACGCTCATACTGTTCAGTCCATAGTTCTAGTTCAGTTTTAGGTGTACCATCTAGTTTTTTCTGTATGTTCCACACTAAATGTGCAAACATAGCAGACATAAATAACACGCCCATTAGTTCAACAGACATTAGAAAGGTGGCTCATCGAACATAGCACGCAACTCATCTTCTTTGCGTTCTATTTCTTGAGCTTCCTTTATGTTCTGCTCATACGCGTTTAATATGTTTAAAGACTTGCACACCTTTTCGTGAGCTAGTCCAAACACTTGGCGTAATGTTGGTGAAGCATCTTGCATAGCATCGTTGCTACGCTTTGCTTCTGCTATTGGTTGTAGCACTTCTGTTCTGATACTCTCGATTACTTCTTTAATCAAGTCATCAGCTTCCGGAACTACATCGTAATCCGGAACAGTAGGATAATCTACATGTTTAGCCATTTTCTAGTACCTCCAATTTTTCTTTTAGCTTCTTGTAAGCAT